TGGCTGGTCACATGTCTTCTACGGCAACGGCTCAAACGATCACCAGCACTGAGGTCATCCGTGACCCAGATAGCTTCGGTGACATTGTACGTGGTCTACACGTTTACGGTGCTAAGGTACTGTGTCCAGAAGCTCTGGTCTCAGCCTTCTACGGTATCGACTAGACCTTTTAGGTGGGGGCTGCTTCGGTGGCCCCTTCCTTTTTTATTGGAGATTATAATGCCTAGACTTGGTAGCGATGAAAAGCCTTTAATGATGAGACAAACTATTGCTGGGAAAGGCAGTAGAATCCGCAAAGGAACTAATTACGCACGTTACAAAGATAACTTTGATAAAATTTTTAATAAAGACTCTGACCCTGAATGCGCTACAGAGTTTGAGGGTGCTAGAGCAATTAGTAAAACTTTTTCAATGGAGCAAGACTAATGATGTACGGTAAAGATAAAAAGAAAGGTATGATGTACGGCAGTATGGTACGCGAAGGTAAGATGGGCGGTGGACGCTCTATGTACGGTAGTGGCGGCTATGCTTCTGTGCAGGATATGGAAAGAATGTGCGGTAGCAAAACCGTAACGCAAAAAGTAAAATGAGGGGCGTTAAGCACTATAAAAGGGACGGTACTGAGTACAAAGGCAATACTCATAAGATGCCAAATGGTCAACTGCACACAAATAAAACTCATACTAAAACAAGTGTAAGGTTGTATCACTTTAAAGATTTATCTGCTAAAGCAAAAGAAAAGGCAAGGAAGAGTAACTAATGGCAGCAACATATCTAGATTTAGCAAATGAACTCCTACGGGAGATGAATGAAGTAGAGCTTACAAGTTCTAGCTTCGCTTCTGCTGTGGGTATTCAACAACATGTTAAAGACTCTATTAATAGGGCTTATCTAGATATTGTTAACGAAGAACCTCAATGGCCTTTCCTTGCGGCTAACCTAAGCGGTGAAACAGATCCTATGTATGGTAACGTATATGTAGAAACTGTAGCAGGACAACGCTGGTACAACTTAAAACCTACTAGCTCTTCTTTGACTACTGACTACGGTTACATAGACTGGGATAACTTTTACTTAACTACTGTAGGTGTATCTGGTGAAGCTGCTCCTTATACTGCGCGTAATTTACGTTTTACTACGACAGAAGCTTGGAAAGACTACAGACGTATTCCAGAAAACTTAGACGATGCAGATACGCAACAATATGGTATCCCTGATCGTGTAATCAAAAGTCCTGATAATCGTAAGTTTGGTTTGAGTGCTATACCAGATAAAGTATATCGTATTTGGTTTTATGCTTATGTACTACCTACAGAGCTTTCAGCTTTTGGTGATGAAACAGTATTCCCAAATACTTACAAGCCTGTACTACTCAACAGGGCTAGATATTATATTTATCAGTTTAAAGAAAGTCCACAGTTTTCTGCATTTGCTCTTGAAGACTACAAGCGTGGCTTACGTTTGATGAAACTTAATCTAATGAATCCTAATCCCGGTGAGTTTAAAGATGACCGTATGAGGTTTGTATAATGTCTCAGCCGTTTGGTTTATCAGCTAAAGGCGGTTTATATACTAGCCTTAATCAGCTTGAGATGCTGGGGCAGCCGGGTATTGCTTCTAAGCTTACAAACTTTGAAGTAGATACTGATGGTGGCTATCGTCGTATTAATGGCTTTAATCTTTTTGGAGGAGCTTCATCAGTACGTCCTAATGGCTCTGCTAAAGTACTAGGTATTAGAGGCTATGCTGATGGTGTAATAGTTTGTTCAGATACTGGAATCTTTTTTAGTCAGGATGGCACATCTTGGATTTCTATATCTAAGCAAAGTGTACACAGTAGTGGAGATAACTACGCAACCTTTACAGGCCGTACAGATCTAGCACGTACTAACCAATCACAAATAAGTTTTTCATTATTTGAAGGCTTGTCAGACTACGGTGAGATACTTATATGTGATGGGGCTAATAAGCCTTATTTTTTTAGAATGGAAGGTACTGGTGCTTTAAATACCCGTACTTTCTTTGCAGGTGAAGTCACTGTAGATGGAACACTTGCTCCGGCAGTAGGCACTATTCATGACAAACACTTTGTAGTTGCTGGTGCAGGTTCTGCATCTAATACAATCTACTACAGCCACACGAATGATCCTGATAATTTTTCAGGAACTGGAGCAGGTTCTATTGTACTTGAAGACCAAGTAGTAGGTTTGGCTAGTTTTCGTAGTGATCTTATTATCTTTTGTAAGAATAGTATTTTTAAACTTCTTAACATTAATGATTCTAATAGTATTGTAATACAACCTATTACAAAAAACGTAGGCTGTATGGATTTCCAAAGCATTCAAGAAATTGCAGGTGACTTGTTATTCTTGAGTCCTGACGGTCTTAGAACCGTTGCAGGTACAGTACGAATTGGTGACGTTGAATTAGGAACTGTAAGTAGACCTATTCAGCCTACGATTAAAAGTCTTGCAGCAAATATTGACAACTTAGATATAACCAGTGCTGTTCTTAGAAGTAAATCACAATATAGATTATTTTATAATAATAACGGTACAGCTAATGCTGCTTCTAAAGGCATTATAGCTACATTAACAAATGAAGGTTTTCAGTACTCAGAAACTTTAGGAATTAAAGCTACAGCATTGACATCAGATTTAGATGTTGATGGAATTGAACAAACGTGGCATGGAGATACCGATGGTTATATTTATAATCATGATAGTGGTAACTCTTTTGACTACGGAGGTACTGCTACTGATGTAACAGCAGCTTATCAAACACCTAACTTAGACTTTGGTGATGTAGGTACTAAAAAGACTATGCGTTATGTACGCATTTCTATGAGTCCTGAAGGATCAGTACAGCCTACATTACGTGTGCGTTATGATTATGAAGATCCTCTTATCGCACAACCTTTAGATTATGTATTAGATAGTATTCCTTTACCTAGTATTTTTGGATCAGGCATATTGGGAACCAATGTATTTGGAGCCTCTTCAGATCCTTTGATACGTCAAACCGTACAAGGCAGTGGGCATACTGTAAGTTTTATTGTAACAAGTTCAGATCAACAATCGCCATATACAGTGAATGGTCTTTATATAGACTACACTCCATCAGGAAGGAGATAATAGATGGCTCAGAGCTATACCAGACAAAGTACATTCGCTGATGGAGATACTATCTCAGCATCGTTGTTTAATAACGAGTACAACCAATTAGTAAACTCTTTTGCTTACTCATCTACTAGTGCAGTAAACACAGGCCATAGACACGATGGTTCTGCTGGACAAGGTGGTAATATTTTTAAAATTGGTGATCTTGATTTTTTTAACAAGATCGAAGTAGATGGAACTAACAACCGTCTTGGTTTTTATGTAGAAGTTTCTAGTGCTGCTGTAGAGCAGATCCGTATTCAAGATGGTGCTATTGTACCTGTTACGGATAATGATATTGATCTAGGTACGTCTTCTTTAGAGTTTAAAGATCTTTATATTGACGGTACTGCAAATCTTGACAGTCTTGTGCTAGGTAGTGGCTCTACAGTTACTGCTATTCTTGATGAAGATGATCTTAGTTCTGATAGTGCTACATCATTAGCTACGCAGCAATCTATCAAAGCTTACGTAGATGCACAAGTAACTGCTCAAGATTTTGACTTTAGTGCAGACTCTGGTGGTGCTTTAAGCATTGACCTAGACAGTGAGGCTATGACCTTTACAGGCGGTACAGGTATTGACACGTCTGGTTCAGGCAACGCAGTAACTTTTGCAATTGATAGCACTGTAGCAACTCTTACAGGTTCTCAAACACTCACCAATAAAACTATTACAAGCCCAGATATAAATGGCGGTACTGTAGACGGTGCTACTATTGCTACGTCTGATATCACTGTAGGGTCTGGAAAGACTCTAGATGTCTCAGCAGGCACTCTTACGCTTGCAGACAACCAGATCTCCGGGGATAAAGTAGAAGGCGGTACAATTGCTGCTACTACTATTACAGACCTGACCTTTGGAAGTCTTGATGACGGTACAATTACTGTAACAGCTTTTGTTGATGAAGACAATATGGCATCTGACAGTGCAACGCTTGTACCTACTCAACAGTCTGTTAAAGCTTATGTAGATGCTCAAGTAACTGCACAGGATTTAGATGTTACCACAGACAGCGGTACGATTGCAATTGATCTTGATTCAGAGAATCTTACAGTTACTGGTGGTACAGGTATTGACTCTAGTGCTACAGGTAATGCTGTAACTCTTGCTATTGATTCTACTGTAGCTACTCTGACAGGCTCTCAGACGCTCACTAACAAGACTTTAACTGCCCCTGTGGTATCGGGTAACCTTACTACTGATGGCCTCTTAGACGGGCGTGACGTGGCTACAGACGGCTCTAAGCTGGATGGTATTGAAGCTAGTGCAGATGTTACGGATACTACGAATGTAACAGCCGCTGGCGCTTTGATGGATTCTGAAGTAACTAATCTTGCTCAAGTAAAAGCATTTGATTCTTCAGACTACGCTACAGCCGCACAAGGTACTACAGCAGATGCTGCTCTTCCTAGAACTGGTGGAGCCATGACAGGTGCTATTACAACTAATAGTACTTTTGATGGACGTGACGTAGCTACCGATGGTACTAAACTAGACGGTATCGAAGCCAGTGCAGACGTAACTGATACAGCTAATGTAACTGCTGCTGGTGCTTTGATGGACAGTGAGCTTACTGCTATTGCTTCTGTTAAAGCTTTAAATCAGGGTGTAGCTACTACAGATAGTCCTTCATTTACCAATCTAACTTTAAGTGGCACAGGATCTGTTAAGGTTCCTGCTGGTACAACGGCTCAGAGAGATGGTAGCCCTGCTGCTGGTATGTTTAGATACAATAGCAGTCTTGCACAGTTTGAAGGCTATACAGACGCTTGGGGAGCCATTGGAGGTGGTGGTGGTACTAATACCTTCACTACTGATAGCTTTACTGGTAATGGCTCTACTACTGCATATGCTCTAAGCCAGACAGTATCTTCTGAAGATAACTTACTTGTATTTATTGAAGGTGTATTCCAGCAGCAAGATGCTTACAGTATTGCAACAGCAAGTGGTACGACTACACTAACCTTTAGCTCTGCTCCTGCTAATGGTAACAGCATTCTTATTTACTCTGTAGCTGCTGGTGTATCAGGTTCTAACTTGAACATTGATAGCATGACAGGCGATGGCAGTGATACTACTTTAACGCTTTCTATTGCACCTGTCAATGAAAATAATACGCAAGTATTCATTGATGGTGTATATCAGAGCAAGTCTAACTATAGCATCTCTGGAACTACCTTGACGTTCTCTACGGCTCCACCTAATGGAAGTGCTGTAGAAGTTATGACAATGACCCAGACGGATATTAACGTTCCTGTTGATGGAACTATAACGTCTGCCAAGCTGTCTGGTGATCTTACGCTTCCGGGTGATTTAAGTTTTGCTGATAACAACAAGGCTATCTT